GGATTGATACCTAAACCCTCAAAATCGCGTTTCTATTGCGTAACAGGTATGCAGCAAAGGAGTGATGAAGCTATGGCAGTTTTCAGAGTGGAGCGCAACAAAGGCTATACGGTTATGAGCAACCACCACTTACGCAATAAGGAGCTATCCCTAAAGGCAAAAGGGCTGTTATCGCAAATGCTGTCCTTGCCGGAGGATTGGGACTACACCCTTGCGGGGCTGTCCTTTATCAACCGGGAGAAAATCGACGCTATCCGGGAAGCCATTAAGGAACTGGAACGCGCCGGGTATATCGTGCGTTCAAGGGAGCGCGACGAGAAAGGACGCTTGCGCGGCACAGACTATGTAATCTTTGAGCAGCCGCAGACCTCGCCTGTATCGGATTTACCTACATTGGATAATCCAACGTTGGAAAAACCTACGCAGGAAAAACCTACGTTGGAAAATCCAACGCAATTAAATAAAGATATACAAAAGACTGACTTACCAAAAAAAGAAAAATCAAATACGGATTTATCAAGTACCGATTCCATTCCTATCCATTCCCTAAATCCCTTGCCTTACGACGGGGAAGCGGCTACGCCGCCGGAACGGAAACGAAAGGAAGCGACAGACGCATACAGCGTTTATGAGGAAATCATCAAGGACAATATCGAGTACGACCATTTTGTACGCTACGGGCAGGTAGACAAAGACCGCTTAGACGAAATTGTTTCGATTATCCTTGAAACGGTATGCAGCAAGAGAAAGACAATCCGTATCGCCGGGGACGATTACCCGGCAGAGCTTGTCAAGGCAAAGTTTATGAAGCTGAACAGCAGTCACATTGAATTTGTCTTTGACTGCATGAAAGAGAATACCACCAAAATCCGCAATATCAAACAGTACCTTAAAGCGGTGCTGTTCAATGCGCCGAATACCATTGACAGCTACTATACCGCCCTTGTCGCTCACGATATAGCGACAGGCAAAATCTAAAGGAGGATTACCACATGGCACAGAAAACAGGAGCTTTGATTTTTGACGAACAGACCGACCGCTACGACATTCGTTTTGACATTGCCGACTATTACGGCGGTTTGCATTGCGGGGAGTGTTTCGACGTATTCACAGGCGGCAAATGGAAGCCGACCCGCATTGAAATGAGCGCGGCGCAGGAATGGTACCTTGTGGGTATCCGCGCCGAGGATTTGAACGGCTTGCGCGTCCGTATCTAAAGCCTATGGGCGGCTACCGCAGCGGCGTACCACCCTAACACTATCAGACTACCGCGAAAGGAGGACGGTAAATGCAAGATGAAATCAACGAAAAGACCATAGCCCTTTACATCAAGACCGGGAAGCTGACCGCGCAGACGCTTCAAAAGGCTATGAAAACGCTGCTTGCACAGATGAAGAAGCAGAAAGACAAAACGCCGCAGGGCAAGCAGACCTTAAAGCAGCTTATGAAGCAGAACGCGGGCGTTTCCAACATTGAGATTACCGAGGGCAATATCAAAGCCTTTGAGAGTACGGCGAAAAAGTACGGTATCGACTTTGCGCTGAAAAAGGACACGACAGAAAGTCCGCCCCGCTACCTTGTATTTTTCAAAGGGCGCGACGCTGACGTGCTGACCGCAGCCTTTAAGGAATTTTCCGCAAAGAAGCTGACACAGGAGAAAAAGCCCTCTATCCGCAAGCTGCTTTCCTCTCTGAAAGAAAAGGCGGCGGGCTTAAACGCACAGCGGGACAAAGTAAAGAACAAGGACAGGGAGGTATCGCTATGAAGCAGGAAGTTAAAAAGCTGCTTATCCTCAATCTGCCTTATCTGCTCTTTGTCTATCTCTTTGACAAGATAGGCGCAGCAATACGCCTTACCCCCGGCGCAGACGCAAGCGAAAAACTCTTGCAGCTTGGTACAGGCTTTGCCGCTGCCTTTTCCAGTATCGCGCCGAGCCTGCACCCCGCCGATCTGCTTATCGGCGTTGCGGGGGCGGTCATTATCCGGCTTGCCGTTTACATGAAAGGCAAAAACGCGAAGAAATACCGAAAAGGCATGGAATACGGTTCCGCGCGTTGGAGTGCATAATCTTAACTGTAAACAACGACTTTATGGACGCAGGAGGATATGCACATGAGCAATTACAATAAAATCACAGCCCTTTACTCCCGCCTTTCCGTAGGCGACGAGGACAGGGACGGCGGCGAGAGCAACAGCATACAGAACCAAAAAATCTTTTTGGAGAACTACGCCAAAGGGCAGCACCTAACCAATATCCGGCACTACATTGACGACGACGAAAGCGGCAGGTTTTTTGACCGTTCTGCTTACTCCCGCATGATTGAAGATGTGGAAAGCGGAAAAATCGGTGTGTGTATTATGAAAGACCTTACCCGCTGGGGGCGCGACTATCTCCAAGTCGGAAACGCTATGGAGATTTTCAGGCGGAACAATGTGCGCTTTATCGCAGTCAACAACGGCATAGACAGCGAAAACCCCGACACATTAGAGTTTGCCCCCTTTATCAATATCATGTCGGAGTGGTACGCAAAGGACATCAGCAAGAAAGTGAAAACGGGCATTAAGACCAAAGGCATGAGTGGAAAGCCGATTGCCACCGAAGCCCCTTACGGCTATATCAAAGCCCCGGACAACAAGGATTTTTGGATAATCGACGAGGAAGCCGCCGAGGTTGTACGCCTTATTTTCCGTCTGTTTTTGGACGGGAAAAACCGAAACCAAATCGCCGTATATCTGACACAGGAGCAAATCCCAACCCCCACTTTCTACATGAAAGACCGCGGGCGGGGAACTTGTAAAAATAAGACGCTCAACGAGGATAACCGTTACAAGTGGAACAAAGCCACGCTGACCCATATCCTCACGCGGCAGGAGTATTGCGGCGATGTAGTCAACTTCAAGACTACAAAGCATTTTCGGGATAAGCGAAACCACTATGTAGACAGAAGCCAGTGGCACATCACAGAAAATGTGCATGAGCCGATTATTGACCGCACCGACTTTGAAAATGTGCAGCGGATTTTGGAAAACGCACCTGTCAAACGCCCCAACGGGGACGGAGAAATCCACCCTCTGTCCGGCTTGCTTTTCTGTAAAGACTGCGGCGCAAAAATGCACATTCGCATAGATTACCGAAACGGCGGCAAGCGCCATGTTGCCTATTGCAGCGAGTACCACAAGGGAAAAGCCAAAAATCCCAAGTGCAGCTCTCCGCACATCATGGACGCGGATCTGCTCATGCAGACCGTAGCAGATGTGCTGAAAAAAATCGCGGAATACTCTATCAGCAACCGGGCAGAGTTTGAAGCCTTAGTGAAAAAGAGCCTTGCCATGCAGCAGACCGACAAGACAAAGAAACAGCAAAAGCGTATCCCGCAAATCACGACGCGCCTTGAACAGATTGACAAGGTGCTGAATAAACTTTATGAGGACAACGCGCTGGGGACTATCCCGCAAGACCGCTATGAGCAGATGTCGCAGAAGTATTCCGAAGAATACTACTCACTGAAAGCCGAGCTTGAACAGCTTAGGGAACAGCTATCCGCTTTTGAGAACGCGGGAGGACGGGCGCAGAAGTTTGTAAAGCTGATAGACCGTTACGCTGACTTTACCGACCTTACCCCGACTATCCTCAACGAGTTTATCAGCCGGATTGAAGTGCATGAGCGTGACAAGAAAAGGGCGAAACAGGCTATTCAGCATATCGGGATATATTTTAACCATATCGGCAGATTTGAAAATGAACTGACACAGCTTGCAGAGCCGACAGAGCAGGAAATCCGGCAAATGCGTGAGGAAATCGAAGAAGCAAGAAAGGAAAAGAGCCGCGCCTACCACCGCAACTATTCAAGAGAATACCGGGCGAGAAATCTTGAAAAGAGGCGGGAGTACGACCGTATCAAAGCGCGGGAATATCGGGCGAAGAAAAAGGCGCAGGCTGCCGCCGCACTGTCCGCACCATAAAACAGAATAGCAACATCATAGAGGGATTTTCCGAACTACGGGAAGTCCCTTTTTTACGCCCGGAGAAAGGAGTAACCTATTGACAGAAAAGAAAGGAACACCCACCCCACCGACCAAACCGGACGGAGTTATCACGACACAGAGAAACGGGCAGACCATTGTTGCGGAGCTGTTTTTTAACCACAACGCCACAGAAACATTCTCCGACAAGCTGCTGAAAACGATACTTGCCGACAGTCTGCGTTTTTCTGCGTCTGACGGTCAAGAGCCGGAAAAAACAGAAATCTTGCGATAACAGCCGCCCCGACGATACATTCCCCGTTTGGGCGGTTTTTATCGTCAAAAACGCAGTTTTCCCCAAGTCAAGAGCCGAGGAAAACACCCGAAAAACACCCCTATTGCGTAACAGGGACGCAGAAAGGAGCTTGCATGAGAACAGGGCTTACCAAACAGGAAAAGACCACCGATATATGGTTTGACGAGAAAGACCCCCTTATCCATATCCGCACCCACAACACCAACCTCAAAAAGCGGCTTGCCGCTTATGCCGAGCAGTACCCCGACGAGTGCTACCAGACCGACACAGACCACGAAACAGGCTGCATGGAGTTTGATATTGCAAAGGGGCGTTTCTCTTTCCGTCTGACCGCCCCATACAATGAGCAACGCCGGAGAGCCGCCAGCGAAGCGGCGAAAGCTAACGCAAGCAATCTCACGCGAAGTGTGGTATAATTTTTTGAAAAAGTTTGAGATTTGATGTAGTATTCGTCGTTAAAACCGTAGTATATAGGTGAAGCCGGAGAGGAGGCGGTGCAATGATAGAGGATGAAAAAATCATAGAAATGTTTTTTGAACGTTCAGAACAAGGCATACGGGAGTTGGATATAAAATACGGAACAGTCTGCCACAATCTTTCCTATCATATCGTAGGAAGTAGGCAGAACGCAGAGGAATGTGTAAACGACGCTTATTTAGGTGTATGGAACACTATTCCCCCTGCACGACCTAACCCACTTTTATCCTATGTTCTGAAAATCGTTCGGAACATTTCAATCAAAATTTATTGGAGAAAGGAAGCAGCCAAACGAAGCAGCCATTACACGATTGCTTTGGAGGAAATTGAAACCTATGTAGCAGATACTCACACAGTAGAAGCAGAAATTGAAGCTAAAGAATTAGCCCGTATCATTGAAAGTTTTTTAGATACGCTGACTACTGAAAACCGCGTTATTTTCATGCGCCGCTATTGGTTTTCTGACAGCTACAAAGACATAGCCGAGGTTGTGGGGCTTTCAGAGAAAAATGTCTCTGTCCGGCTGACCCGTATCCGCGAAAAGATGAAACAATATTTAATTGAAAGAGAGGTCTTTATATGAACGCAAAGAAGTTTTCCGACGCTATGAGCGAGCTTGACAACAAATACATTGACGAAGCCCTTAACTATAAGAAAAAGGTCAAGAAGCCCATTTGGATTAAATGGGGAGCTATGGTAGCCAGTTTGCTCCTTGTTTTTACCATGTCTGTTCCAGCATTAGCGGCAGCAGATTTTGGACCAGCTTATAATCTACTCTACAAGGTATCTCCGGCAATTGCCCAAAAGTTAAAGCCTGTTAGTATGTCCTGCGAGGATAATGGGATTAAGTTTGAAGTAATTTCGGCTTATGTTGAGGGTAGCGAAGCAAAGATTTTTATTTCCGTACAAGATATTGACGGAGATAGAATTGATGAAACGACAGATTTGTTTGATAGCTTTAGTATCAATACACCTTTTGATTGTAGCAGTTCGTGTGAAAATATAAGCTATGACACCGAAACAAAAACCGCCACTTTCCTAATTTCTATATCACAATGGAATGAAAAAGACATTATTGGTGAGAAAATTACTTTTTGTGTCCGAGAAATGCTGAGCAATAAGCAGGAATATGATGCGATATTGACAGATTTGGATTTGACCCAAATTAGTGCTACACCAAAAACAATTACCCCGACTCAAATTTGGGGTGGTGGGGGAACAAACTACAATGAAATGGAAAACAATTTTCAGGCATTGAAAACAACAGGTATTCTGTGTTCCCCTATTGCTGAGGTAGATATTACAGCCATGGGATATGTGGATGGGAAATTGCATATACAAGTCAAGTACGAGGATAGTTTAGAAACGGATAATCATGGCTATATCTATTTCAAAAATGACAAAGGAGAGGAAATCCACTGTATCGCAAATATTGCATTTTCTACTGATAGTGAACATCAAGAACGGTATGTGGAATATGTTTATGATTTGTCAGATGTTGATTTAACCCAATATAAAGTATATGGATATTTTGTTACGAGCGATACACATATCGAAGGAAATTGGAGTGTTACTTTCCCTTTAGAAAGCATAAGTCAATAAGTTTTCGTAGTTACCGATATAAATACAAACCAAATAATTCAATGAGAGCAGCCTTTTTCACACAAAAACGGCTGCTCTTTTCTATGCTATGAGCAGAAAGGAGCGATCAACCATGACAAAGCCAAGAGAGAAAACCCGCGAGGAACTGCAAGCCGAAATCGAGGACGGAAAAAAGAAAATCCGGCAGTTTGAGAACCGGGAAAAGGTGCTGCGGCAAAAGCTGTCGCAAGAGGAACGCCGGACACGCAGCCACCGCCTTATTGTCCGAGGCGCAGTCTTTGAAAGCATTGTGCCGGAAGCAAAGAACATGAGCGACGAGGAAGCCGCAGCACTTCTTAGGTTTGCACTGACGAGTGAGCTGGTACGGGAATATCTGAAAAAACGAGCCGAGAACGGGAACGCTGAATAAATCCCTTAGACACTAAGGGCGCACTTATACACCCTAACGGGCGTGTGCGCTCTGCCGAGGGCTTTATCTTAAGCACAGGGATTTTACCCCGCGCTACGATTGGCGGCTTTGCCGCAGACAGGGGACGCTACACTTCCCCTGCGACAGCTTGCGCTGTCTACCCTTTTGTGTACTTGCGGAAACCGAACACCTTGCTACGCAAGCTATTCATTTTCCACAAGTTTTATATCCGCTATACTGGAGGTGATACCCATAGCCATTTACCATTGTAACATCAGCATAGTCAGTCGGGGCAAAGGCAAATCAGCAGTTGCCGCAGCCGCCTACCGAAGCGGCGAAAAGCTGACAAACGAGTGGGACGGAATGACCCACGACTACACCCGCAAAGGCGGCGTTGTCCATACCGAAATCATGCTGCCGCCCCATGCCCCGCCCTCTTTCTCTGACCGTTCTACCCTATGGAACAGCGTGGAACTTTATGAGAAAGCCGGGAACGCCCAGCTTGCGCGTGAGATTGACGCAGCACTCCCCATAGAATTATCACGAGAGGAACAGATACGGCTTGTCCGGGAATACTGTTCCTCTCAATTTGTTTCTAAAGGAATGTGCGTGGATTTTGCTATCCATGACACCGACAGCGGCAACCCCCATTGTCATATCATGCTGACCATGCGACCACTTGACGAGCGCGGCGCGTGGGCGGCGAAGTCTAAAAAGGAATATGACCTTGATGAAAACGGGGAGCGCATACGCTTGCCGAATGGCAGATACAAGACCCACAAGGTTGACCTCACAGGCTGGAACGACAAAGGCAACGCCCTCTTGTGGCGCAAAGCGTGGGCTGATATTTCAAACAGCTATCTTGAACGCGCCGGAAGCACAGAGCGTATCGACCACCGCAGCAACGCCGAGAGAGGAATTGACGAGATACCTACTGTCCACATGGGCGTAGCCGCCTGTCAAATGGAGAAGAAAGGCATAGCCACCGAGAAAGGCGAACTGAACCGGGCTATCCGCAAATCAAACAGACTGATAAAGGAAATCCGGGCGCAGATCGGCAACCTCAAAGAATGGATTGCCGGACTGCTTGCGGCGTGGGAAACTTCCCCAAGAAAACAACAACCGCCAAAATCTCCGAACCTTGCAAATCTTCTGATGAAGTATTTGGGCGTTCAGAGGGAAAAGAGCCGGAAGTATTCGCAGAGCTGGCAGCACCAACACGCAGCCGACGAACTGAAAACCATATCACAGGCGGCGAATTATCTTGCGGAGCATGGTATCTCTACCCTTGACGAGTTGGACGCTTCTCTTTCCTCTGTCAGTGATGAAGCCTTTTCAATCCGGGAGGGAATGAAAGCCGCCGAGCAGCGCATGAAAGAGCTGCAAAAGCTGATAGAGAACGGCGAGAATTATTTGCAGTACAAGCCCATTCATGCAGAACTGAAAAAGCTGAAAAACGGCTGGACGAACAAACGGGATAAGTATGAGGAAACCCACCGCGCCGAGCTAACCTTATGGAATGCAGCAAGCCGCTATCTCCATGCAAATCTGACAGATACAAAGACGCTGCCTATCTCCAAATGGAAACAGGAATACGCCGACCTCAAAGAGCAGAGAGATACCGACTACACCAAATTGAAAGCTACCCGCGCCGAGGTTGCCGAGCTTCAGAAGATACGCAAGTGCGTTGATATTGCGCTGAGAGCCGAGCAGCCGGAGCAGACACAGAACCGTACCAAGCGGCATGATATAGACCGCTGAAAGGAGTTGAAATTTTATGTATTACACCCAAGAACAAATAGACCGAGCCAACCAAGCCGACCTTGTTTCTTTTCTTCAAGGACGGGGCGAGCAGCTTACCCGCGCCGGACAGGAATACCGTTGGAAACGGCACGACAGCTTGACTATCCGGGGAAACAAATGGTACAGGCACAGCCAAAGCAAAGGCGGCGCACCCATTGATTTTGTCATGGAGTTTTTCGGTAAGAGCTTTACCGAAGCCGTAGAACTGCTGACAGGAGAAAAAGGCGCAGCACCACCGCCGGACAGACCAAGCCCTGCGTCCTTTTCTGACTTCCGACTGCCGCCCCGCAGCTCCGACAACCGCATAGCGAGGAACTACCTCACAGCCGCCCGCCACATTGATGAAGATGTGTCGGGCTTTTTCTTTTCCACCGGGGATATTTACGAGGAAGCCGCCCACCATAACGCCATATTTGTGGGACGGGACGAGGACGGAGTACCACGCTACGCTCATCAGCGCGGCACAGCCGGGAACTTCCGGCTTGATGTGAAAGGCAGCGATAAAGCCTTTAACTTCTGCTACCGGGGCGAGGGCGAAAGGTTGTTTGTCTTTGAAGCCCCTATTGACCTCTTATCTTTTCTCTGCCTGTTCAAAAAGGACTGGCAGAAGCAAAGCTATCTTGCGCTGGGTGGCGTGGGAGATAAAGCCCTTATGCGCTTTCTCTCTGACCGCCCGAACATCAAGACCGTATATCTCTGCCTTGACAGCGACAAAGCCGGAAACGACGCTTGCAGCCGCCTTGTGGAGCTTATGCCGGAGGGCTTGACCGTCCACCGCCTTATCCCTCTTTTCAAAGACTGGAACGAGGTGCAGACGCGCCGGGGCGAAATCACAGACGGGAAATATCTGCGGGAAGCTGTCTATGGATTGAAAGAACCGCCACAGGAAGAAACCGTTGAGATTATCCGCATGAGCGAGGTTGACACACAGACCGTTGAATGGCTATGGGAGCCGTATATCCCCTTTGGGAAAGTAACCATAGTACAGGGCAACCCCGGCGAGGGCAAGACCACCTTTGCGCTGCGCCTTGCCGCTGCCTGTACCACTGGCGGGACGCTTCCGGGCATGAAGCCTATACAGCCGTTTCAAGTGATTTATCAGACCGCCGAGGACGGTTTGGGCGATACCGTCAAGCCCCGCTTGATAGAAGCCGCCGCAGACCTTGACCGGGTGCTTGTGATTGATGAAGCAAAACGGGAGCTTACCCTGTCCGACGAGCGCATAGAGAAAGCAATCATACAGAACGGGGCGCGTCTGATTATCCTTGACCCCATACAGGCGTATATGGGCGACAAAGCCGACATGAACAAAGCAAACGAGGTGCGCCCCATTTTTCGCCGCCTTGCCGAAGTTGCAGAGCGTACCGGGTGCGCCGTTATCCTTATCGGACACCTCAACAAAGCTGCCGGAGGACAGAGCGCATACAGGGGCTTAGGTTCTATCGACTTTAGAGCCGCAGCAAGGAGCGTCCTTTTAATCGGGCGCGTGAAGCGTGAGCCGAATGTTCGTGTTATCATTCACGACAAATCTTCCCTTGCGCCGGAGGGAAAGCCCGTTGCCTTTTGCCTTGACCCGGAAACAGGCTTTGAGTGGATAGGCGAATATGATATAACTGCCGACGAGCTGCTGTCCGGCGCGGGCGGCAACAACGCCACCAAAACCGAACAGGCTGAAAAGCTGATACTTGACCTACTGGCAGACGGAAAAGAACTTGCCAGCGAGGACATAGAGAAAGCCGCAGCCGACGCGGGGATTTCTGCCCGTACTGTCCGGGCGGCAAAGAAAAACCTTGACGGACGCATTACCTCAAAGCGTATCGGCGCAGCATGGTATCACGCCCTAAAAAAGTGAACTGGCAAAATCCAAGTGGCAAAACCCAGATACCTTGCCACTTTGCCACTTCGCCACTTCAACCATAATCCCACCGCCCCATGTATGACCGCGTGGGGCTTTATCGTGGAAAAAAGAGCCTATGTTGCGTCAATAACTCTAAAAAGCACTTGACAAAACGCTTCATGGGGCGGTGCGGAGGATATAAAGCCGTATATCGACCCCGTTTTTGAAAATAACGTGTTGCTGACGCAGACCGAAAGGCTGATGATGAGCAGCCGCCCGAAGCAGCCGAAGTATGCAAGAAACAAAAACATTCTTGTTATCGGCGGTTCCGGCAGCGGCAAGACCCGCTTTTTCGTAAAGCCGAATTTAATGCAAATGCACAGCAGCTATGTAGTAACCGACCCGAAAGGCACCGTCTTAATCGAGTGTGGGAAGCTCTTGCAGCGGGGCGGGTACAAAATCAAAGTGCTGAATACGATTAACTTCAAAAAATCCATGAAATACAATCCCTTTGCCTATCTGCGGAGCGAAAAGGACATTTTGAAGTTAGTCAATACCATTATCGCCAACACCAAAGGCGACGGGGAGAAATCCGGCGAGGATTTTTGGGTAAAAGCCGAAAAGCTCTACTATACCGCGCTTATCGGCTATATCTGGTACGAAGCCCCCGACGAGGAAAAGAACTTTACGACGCTGCTTGAAATGATAAATGCGTCGGAAGCCCGCGAGGACGACGAGGACTTTAAGAACCCGGTTGACCTCATGTTTGAACGTCTGGAAGAAAAAGACCCGGAGCATTTTGCAGTCAAGCAGTACAAGAAGTACAAACTTGCGGCGGGCAAGACCGCTAAATCAATCCTTATTTCCTGTGGCGCAAGGTTAGCCCCCTTTGACATACGGGAACTGCGCGAACTCATGGAAACCGACGAAATGGAGCTTGACACTTTGGGAGATAGAAAAACGGCATTGTTCGTTATCATCTCCGACACCGACGACACTTTCAATTTTGTTGTTTCCATTCTCTACACGCAGCTTTTCAACCTGTTATGCGATAAAGCCGACGACGTTTACGGCGGGCGGCTGCCTGTTCATGTACGCTGCCTGTTAGATGAATTTGCAAATATCGGTCAAATCCCGAAGTTTGAAAAGCTCATAGCGACCATACGAAGCCGCGAAATATCGGCTTCTATTATTTTGCAATCACAGTCGCAGCTAAAGGCAATCTACAAGGACAACGCCGACACGATTGTAGGCAACTGCGACACGACCCTTTTCTTGGGCGGCAAGGAAAAAACGACGCTCAAAGAAATATCGGAAATCTTAGGCAAAGAAACGATTGACAGCTTCAACACTTCCGAAACCAGAGGGCGGGAGCTTTCGCATGGGCTGAACTATCAGAAGTTAGGCAAAGAGCTTATGACGCAGGACGAAATCGCGGTCATGGACGGCGGGAAATGTATCTTGCAGCTTAGAGGTGTGCGCCCGTTCTTCTCTGATAAATTCGACATCACGAAGCACCCGAAATACAAGTACCTGTCCGACGCAGACCCGAAAAACGCCTTTGATATGGAAAAGCACATCAAACGCCGCCCCGCTATCGTAAAGCCGGACGAAGTATTTGACTACTATGAAATCGACGTACAGGAGGACGCAGCACCGTAAAGGAGGTGGTAATCTATCCGAACTGTAAACATTGGCTATATGGTACGCGCCCCTACTTGGGGCGCGGCAGGAAGCCGCAGCGTATCAACCCTTACAAAAATGACAACTGAATACCGCCGCGCCGCAGCAGTTTAAGCAGCGCGGGGACAGCCGCCAAACATAGGCGGCTTTTTTCATACCCAAAACCAAAAACAAACAATTTTTATCGCCGCAAAGCGGCAGAAAGTGAGGAAATTATATGGCATTTTTCAACAGCGCAGTAGGCGTATTGCAGACCCTTGTTATCGCTCTTGGAGCAGGCTTAGGTATTTGGGGCGTTATCAATCTTCTGGAGGGATATGGTAACGACAATCCGGGTGCGAAATCCCAGGGCATGAAGCAGTTAATGGCCGGGGGCGGTGTTGCCCTTATCGGCATGACCCTTGTACCGCTGCTTTCCGGGCTGTTCGGTTAAGATAAGCGGGTAAAGGCTTATGCAGAGCATACTTGACGCGATTAACGAATGGATAAAGGAAATTCTTATCGGAGCCATTAACGGTAATCTGTCAACTATGTTCGGGGACGTAAACGAAAAAGTCGGCACTATCGCCGCAGAGGTAGGCAGGACCCCGCAAGCGTGGAACGCAAACGTATTTTCCATGATACGCGCGCTTAGTGAAAACGTGATTGTCCCGATTGCGGGGCTTGTCATTACCTATGTCCTATGCTACGAGCTTATCAGCATGGTAACGGAAAAGAACAATATGCACGATATTGACACGTTCATGTTTTTTAAGTGGGTATTTAAGGCGTTTGTAGCGGTCTATCTTGTTACACACACCTTTGATATTACTATGGCGGTGTTCGATATGGCGCAGCACGTTGTTTCCGGCGCGTCGGGGGTAATCGGCGGCAGCACAAATATAGATGTTGCCGCCGCCCTCGGCTCCATGCAAGACGGGCTTGAAGCAATGGAAATCCCCGAACTGCTCTTACTTGTCATGGAAACAAGCCTTGTGAGCTTGTGCATGAAAATCATGTCCGTACTGATAACCGTTATCCTCTACGGCAGAATGATAGAAATTTACCTTTATTGTTCGGTATCGCCTATCCCGTTTGCAACAATGACAAATCGAGAGTGGGGACAGATAGGAAACAACTACCTAAAAGCCCTGTTCGCTATCGGTTTTCAAGGCTTTCTGATTATGGTATGCGTCGGCATTTATGCGGTTTTGGTAAACAGCATGATTATAGCGGATAACCTGCACAGCGCGATTTTCTCCCTTGCAGCTTACACCGTTATTCTCTGCTTCTCTCTGTTCAAATCCGGCGCACTGGCAAAATCCATATTCAACGCACATTAAAAGACACGCGGGGCTTTTCCCCGCAGAAAGGAGGTTTTCGCTTGGCGTATGTACCCGTACCGAAAGACTTATCCAAAGTCAAGACAAAGGTTGCTTTCAACCTTACAAAACGGCAAATCATTTGTTTTGCGGTTGCCCTTATCTTAGGACTTCCGCTTTTCTTTTTGCTCAAAGACAGCGCAGGCACAAGCCTTGCGTCGGTGGTAATGATTGCGGTTATGCTGCCCTGTTTCCTGTTCGCCATGTATGAGAAACACGGGCAGCCCCTTGAAGTGGTGGCAAAGCACATCATACAGACAAAATTCATTGCCCCCAAAGAGCGACCCTATCAGACACAGAATTTATACGCCGTATTGGAACGGCAGAGAAAATTGGAAAAGGAGGTATCAGCGATTGCAAAAGGAACCTACAAAAAAGGCAGCGGGAAAAAGAAACGCCGGGGCTAACCCGCCCCGCAAGCTCTCCCGCGCCGAAAAAAAGCAGATTGCCGAGGTTATCCGGCAGGCAAAGGGCGACGGGAAAGCCCACACCGCGCAGCAGACAATCCCCTACATTCAAATGTACCCGGACGGGATATGCAAGGTATCGGAAAAGAAATACAGTAAATCCATTGCCTTTGAAGATATTAACTATCAGCTTGCACAGGCAGACGATAAGACCGCCATTTTTGAAAACTGGTGCGATTTTCTAAACTACTTTGACGCTTCCGTTTCGGTGCAGCTTTCTTTCATCAATCAAGGGACGCAGCGGGAACAGGCAGAGAAAGCTATCAATATCCCGGCGCAGGACGACGCTTTCAACTCTATCCGCACCGAGTATTCGGATATGCTGAAAAATCAGCTTTCCAAAGGCAACAACGGGCTTGTCAAGCACAAGTACATCACATTCAGTATCGAAGCAGACAATCCGGCAGCGGCAAAGGCGCGGCTTGCCCGTATTGAAACCGACGTGCTTAACAATTTTAAGGTACTGGGCGCGGCGGCGCGTCCTATGACGGGCTATGAACGGCTGAACGTGCTGCATGGCGTATTCCACCCGGAGGGCGAGCCGTTCCGCTTTGATTTTTCATGGCTTGCCCCGTCTGGGCTTTCCACAAAGGATTTTATCGCCCCGTCCTCTTTTCAGTTTGGCGAGGGACGTTACTTCCGCATGGGGAGAAAAATAGGCGCGGTATCATTCCTTGAAATCCTTGCGCCGGAACTGAATGACCGTATGCTTGCCGACATTCTGGACTTGGAAACGGGCGTTATCGTCAATCTGCATATCCGCAGTATCGACCAGACCGAAGCTATCAAGACTATCAAGCGGAAAATCACTGACCTTGACAAGATGAAGATTGAGGAACAGAAAAAAGCAGTACGCAGCGGCTACGACATGGATATAATCCCGTCCGACCTTGCCACTTTCGGCAGCGAAGCGAAAAATCTCTTGCAGGATTTACAGAGCAGGAATGAAAGAATGTTCTTACTCACGTTCCTTGTCGTCAACATGGCAGACACGAAGCGGAAACTGGAAAATGACATTTTCGCAGCGGCGGGCATTGCACAGAAATATAACTGCGCTTTGACGCGCCTTGACTATCAGCAGGAAGCGGGGCTTATGTCCTCTATCCCTCTTGGGGAAAACCTTATCCCTATTCAAAGAGGACTGACGACAAGCAGCACCGCTATTTTTATCCCCTTTATCACGCAGGAGCTTTTCCAGACGGGCGCAGCCCTCTATTACGGGCTGAACGCTCTTTCAAACAACATGATACTCTGCGACCGCAAGCAGCTTAAAAATCCGAATGGGCTTATCTTGGGAACGCCGGGAAGCGGAAAATCCTTTGCGGCGAAACGGGAAATGACAAACGCTTTCCTCATTACCGACGACGATATTATCATCTGCGACCCGGAAGCCGAGTATTTCTCCCTTGTGCAACGGCTTAACGGTCAAGTTATCCGTTTGTCGCCTACGGGCAAAGGCATTGACGGAAAGCCCCAGTACGTCAACCCTATGGACATTAACTTAAATTACAGCGAGGACGACAGCCCCCTTGCGCTGAAATCCGATTTTATCCTGTCCTTGTGTGAGCTTGTCATTGGCGGCAAGGAGGGCTTGCAGCCGATTGATAAGACGGTCATTGACCGCGCTGTAAGAAATGTGTACCGCCCGTTTTTGGCAGACCCCGACCCGGCAAATATGCCGATTTTGGGCGACCTCTACGACGAGCTTTTACGGCAGCCGGAGCCGGAAGCGGCGCGGATCGCGTCGGCGTTGGAGCTTTATGTATCGGGAAGCCTTAACGTATTCAACCACAGGACGAATGTAGAGCTTTCAAACCGCCTTGTCTGCTTTGATATTAAACAGCTTGGAAAGCAGCTTAAAAAGTTAGGTATGCTCATTGTGCAGGACCAGGTATGGAACAGGGTAACGGTCAACCGGGCAGAAAAGAAATCCACACGCTACTATATGGACGAATTTCACTTGCTTCTGAAAGAGGAACAGACCGCCGCTTACTCTGTTGAGATTTGGAAGCGTTTCAGAAAGTGGGGCGGCATACCCACAGCCATTACGCAGAACGTCAAAGACTTACTTAGCAGCCGCGAAGTGGAAAATATCTTTGAAAACTCTGATTTTGTCCTCATGCTCAATCAAGCTGCCGGAGATAGGGCTATCCTTGCAAAGCAGCTTAACATTTCCCCGCAGCAGATGAAGTACGTTACCCACACCGAAGCGGGCGAGGGACTTATCTTCTACGGAAACGTGGTGCTGCCCTTTGTAGACCGCTTCCCGAAAGACACCGAGCTTTACCGGGTAATGACGACGAAGCCGGAGGAAGTGAGCGAAGCATGACAGAGGGATTAAAGACGGACATTATCATCAACCGCGACGCGCTCTTTGCTCTTAGGGAACTGCCCGACGAAAGCGTGAATTGCTGCGTTACAAGCCCGCCCTATTATGCACTTAGGGACTACGGGCTTGACGCGCAGATTGGGCGGGAGGACACGCCGGAGGAATATATCGAAAGGCTTGTTGCCGTATTCCATGAGCTAAAGCGCGTCTTGCGTTCCGACGGTACTTTTTGGCTGAATATCGCAGACACCTATTGCGGAACAGGGCATAAGGGCTACTATGCCGACCCGAAGAACCCGAAAGGCAGAAACGGACAGCAGACCGCGAAAAATGCCCGCGTTCCCGGCTGCAAGCAAAAGGATTTAATCGGTATTCCGTGGCTGCTTGCCTTTGCCCTACGCGCTGACGGGTGGTATTTACGGAGTGATATTATCTGGCAGAAAGAAAACCCTATGCCGGAAAGCTGCAAAGACCGACCGAGCCGCTGCTATGAACATATCTTTTTGCTTACGAAGTCAAAGAAATACTTTTATGACGCTGCCGCCATTGCGGAGCCTATCGCTGCCACAACAGCGGCGCGTTACCGCACCGGGCGGGGCGCGGGACATAAGTACGCTGATGAAGTACCCGGACAAGGGAAAGTACAGGGTATCAACCGCACAAGAAGCGGCGGCTACTATGACGAAGCCCTCATACCGACCATGAGGAACAAGCGGGACGTGTGGCTTATCAATACTGTACCGTACAGCGGCGGGCATTTCGCCGCCTATCCCCCGAAGTTAGCGAAAACGTGCATACTGGCGGGCTGTCCGAAAGGCGGCGTTGTCATAGACCCCTTTTTAGGCAGCGGCACAACGGCGGCAGTCGCAAAAAGCCTTGACCGACACTATATCGGTATCGAACTGAATATTGAGTATTGCGCCCTTGCAAGGGCGCGGATTGGAGGTGTGCAGCCATAAGACAATATAAGCCGCGTGATAAAATCACGCAGAAAATGACCCGCGACGGGCTTATCGAGGTCAACGAAACCAAAGAAACCGCCGAGCGTGTGAGCCGCCGGGAACGGGAAGCGGATTTTTCAAGACCGCAGGAGCAGCCGGAGCCGCAGGCCGCACAGGAAATAGCGGCGCAGAACGCGGCAGAGCTACCCCCTGTTTCTCCCGACGCTTCCCCGCTTCCCCTTACGCCGGAGCTTCCCCACAGGCAGGACACCGCCACCGCCGAGCGCGTCATAGAACGTATCGACGCAGCCCAGACCCGGAAAGCGAGTAAAAAGGCAGCGCACAAAGCACAGCGCGACGCTACGGTAAAAGAGAAATCTTCCCGCTTGCAGTTTACCGAGGAAGAACTATCTACCCCGGAGCTTGAAAAGTACATCAGAAAATCCAACGAAGCCGCCGACCGTCTGGACGCAGCAAAGGCAGCTATCCCCAAAGAAAAGAAACTTGTCAAGGAACGCACCTTTGACGAAGCCACAGGAAAGGCAAAGACCCGCTTACGCTTTACCGAACAGGAAAAGCCGATAAACGGCGGCAAAGCCCACAGTAACCCGCTATCCCGCCCCGCGCAGGAAGCGGGTATTTTCGTCCACAACAAGATACATTCCGTGGAAAAGGATAATTCCGGCGTGGAGGGAGCGCATAAATCCGAGGAATTAGCGGAGAAAGGCGCAAAGTACGGGACGCGGAAAATTCGGGAGGGCTACCGCAGCCACAAGCTGAAACCCTACCGGGCGGCGGCAAAGGCTGAAAAAGCAGCGGAGAAAGCAAACGTCAATTACCTGTACCACAAGACGCTGCATGAGAACCCGCAGCTTACAAGTAACCCCCTATCCCGTTTCATGCAGAAGCGGCAAATCAAGCGGCAGTATGTTAAGGCAGCAAAGACGGGCGGCACAGCTACCGCGAAGAAAGCCGCCGAGAATACCCGCAAGGCAGCGAAGAAAACCGCCGAGGAAACAAGGCAAGCGGCGGCGTTTGTGGCAAGGCACCCGGCGGGCGTTTGTATCGCCGTTGCCGCGCTGCTCTTATTCATTATGGTATCGGCGGGGCTTTCTTCCTGCGGGGCTATGTTTTCTGGCATGATGAACGGCGTTCTTGGAACGTCCTACACGTCGGAGGATAGCGACCTTGTGGCGACGGAAAACAACTACGCCGCAAAGGAAACCGAGCTTCAGCAGCGGATTGACAATATCGAGCGCGACAATCCCGGCTATGATGAATACCGCTACGACCTTGACAATATCGGGCATAACCCGCATGAACTGGCTTCTTACCTTACCGCCCTTTTACAGAGCTACACGCCCCAAAGCGCACAGGCAGAGCTAAACCGCGTCTTTGATAAGCAGTACACCTTGACACTGACGGAAGAAATCGAAGTGCGCTACCGCACCGAAACCCGCACCGACACATGGACGGACGAGGACGGGAACAGCCACAGCGATACCTATACTGTTGAAGTACCCTATAACTATTACATTCTCAATGTCAAGCTGACAAACAAACCGATTAACAGCTTTGTATCGGAGCTTTTGACCGTAGAACAGCTTGAAATGTACCGGGTGTACTTAGAAACAAGCGGCAACAAGCCCTTGATTTTCGGCGGCGGTTCTCCCGACGTTTCCGCGTCCGAGGATTTAAGCGGCGTACAGTTTGTAAACGGAACGCGCCCCGGCAATACCGCGATTGTAGACCTTGCAAAGCGGCAAGTCGGCAACGTGGGCGGGCAGCCCTATTGGAGCTGGTACGGCTTTAATAGCCGCGTGGAGTGGTGCGCCTGCTTTGTGTCATGGTGCTACGGGCAAATGGGCTTATCCGAGCCGCGTTTTGCCGCCTGTCAATCACAGGGTATTCCGTGGTTTACCTCACGCGGGCAATGGGGAGCGCGGGGCTATGAGAATATCGCCCCCGGCGACGCTATCTTTTTCGACTGGGACTTAGACGGAAGCGCAGACCATGTAGGGCTTGTTATCGGCACAGACGGAAGCCGCGTTTATACCGTTGAGGGCAATTCCGGCGACGCCTGCAAAATCAAAAGCTATCCCTTAGACTATGCCTGTATCAAAGGGTACGGGCTGATGAACTGGAACTAACCGCAAAAATGAAAGGAGTATTGACATTATGGCAATGAGTAAGATTGAACGTATCGACCGGGAAATCCAGAAAACCCGCGAGAAAATCACAGAGTATCAGAACAAGCTGAAAGGACTGGAAGCGCAGAAAACCGAAGCGGAAAACCTTGAAATCGTACAGCTTGTGCGCTCCATGCGCTTAACCCCCGCAGAGCTTAACGCTATGTTATCCGGCGGCGGTATTCCCGGCATGGCTGCCGCCGTTCCCGAAGAAACCGCAGACTATGACGAAGAACAGGAGGACACCGAGAATGAATAAGAAAATCCTTAGAACGCTGACCGCATTTTGCGCCGCCCTTATGCTCATGGGCGGCTTTTCCGTTACCGCTTTTGCACAAACGCCGGAGCAGCCCGCCGCTGACGCGACCAACGACAGCGGCGTTATCTATGAGGAACCCGAAGAAACCGCACCCCTTACGCCGGAGGGGAACGCGACCCTTGTTGACGATTTCGGCGGCAATAAGCAGCTTATCACTGTTACTACCAAAGCCGGGAACTATTTTTATATCCTCATTGACCGGGACGACGAGGGCGAAAACACCGTACATTTCTTAAATCAAGTAGACGACGCAGACCTTTTCGCGCTCTTGGAGGACGGGGAAAGCACCGAGGCGCAGACACCCGCTGTCTGCACCTGTACGGAGAAATGCGAAACCGGGAAAATCAATACGTCCTGCCCGGTATGCTCTACGAACATGACCGCTTGCAGCGGCAAAGAAGCCGAGCCGGAGCCGGAGGAAGTAACCGAGCAGCCGCAGGAAAAAAGCAATACGGGCGGGCTTGTGCTTTTCCTTGTCGTGGCACTTCTTGGCGGCGGGGGCGCGTTCTATTACTTTAAGTTTGTGAAGAACAAGCCGAGTGTGAAAGGCGGCACCGACCTTGACGACTTTGATTTTGAGGACTACGACGAGGACGAGCCGGAGCCGGACGACGCAGACGGGGACGTTTCCGAAGATGAAACGGAGGACGAGGACGCATGACCCTGTTTACCGACAATCCCTTTGAAAAGATGATGATACAACGACCATGCGGGCGGCGCGACAATGCGCCGCCTGTTTTCAAATCCCCGGCCTGCGCTTCCTGCCCCTATAAAGAGCAGACCCCTTGTGTGGGCTACTGTCTGAAACAGGTACAGGAGAAACAGGGCGCACAGCCGGAACGCGGAAAGGAGGAACTTTAGTTGATTTTAGTTATCGCTGAAAAGCCGAGCGTGGCGCAGACTATCGCCGCCGCGCTTGGGGCAAAGAAGAAACAGGACGGATATATCGAGGGCGACAAATATCTTATTTCGTGGTGCGTCGGGCATTTGGTACAGCTTGCCGACGCTGCCGCCTATGGGGAGCAGTACAAAAAATGGAGCTATGACAGCTTACCGATTTTGCCGCAGGAATGGCAGTATACCGTTTCCGCAGATAAGGGAAAGCAATTTGCGACCTTAAAAAACCTCATGCACCGCACCGACATTTCCGAAGTCGTCAACGCCTGCGACGCGGGGCGCGAGGGAGAACTCATTTTCCGTTTTGTCTATGAAGTCGCCGGGTGCAAGAAGCCTATGCGCCGCTTGTGGATTTCCTCAATGGAAGAAAGCGCAATCAAGGCGGGCTTTGAGAACTTAAAGGACGGGCGGGACTATGACGCGCTCTTTGCGTCTGCCCTCTGCCGCGCAAAGGCTGACTGGATTATCGGCATTAACGCCACCCGCCTTTTCTCCTGCCTGTATAACCGCACCTTGAACGTGGGGCGCGTCCAGACACCGACCTTAAAAATGCTTGTAGACCGGGACGCTGCTATCAGCACTTTCAAGAAAGAAAAATACTACCATGTGCGGCTTAATTTATCCGGCGCAGAAGCCGCAAGCGGGAAGATCTGCGCCGCAGAGGAAGCAAAGGAACTGAAAGCAGCCTGCGAAGCGTCGCGGGCTGTCTGCACTTCCCTTGTGAGGGAAAAGAAAACCGCAGCCCCGCCGAAGCTCTTTGACCTTACCTCTTTGCAGCGGGAAGCAAACCGTATTTTCGGGTATACCGCGAAACAGACCCTTGACCTGGCGCAAGCCCTGTATGAAAAGAAGCTGCTTACTTATCCGAGGACGGACAGCAGCTATCTGACCGACGACATGGAGGAAACGGCGGCAAAGGTTATCGCTCTGTTATGCGGAAAGCTACCCTTTATGGCGGGTGTGGGATTTTCGCCGGAGATTGCAAGGGTGCTGAACAGCAAAAAGGTATCAGACCACCATGCAATCATTCCCACTATGGAGCTTGCAAAGACTGACCTTGCCGCGTTGCCGGAAAGCGAAAAGAATATCCTTACCCTTGCGGGGGCGCGTCTTTTGTTCGCTACTGCCGCGCCGCACAGTTTTGAAACGGTTACGGCGGTTTTCTCCTGCGCCGGAGCCGACTTTACCGCGAGGGGAAAGACGGTGCTTGCGGGCGGTTGGAAAGACCTTGAACGCCGCTACCGGGCAACGCTGAAAGATAAGCCCGAAGCAGACGACGAGGACAGCGCAGACGGAACGCTGCCGGAGCTTACCGAGGGACAGAGCTTTTCTAATCCCGCAGCAAAGGTAACGGAACACGACACAACGCCCCCGAAGCCCCACAATGAAGCGTCTTTGCTTTCGGCTATGGAACGCGCCGGAAATGAGGACACCGACCCGGACGCAGAACGGAAAGGGCTTGGAACGCCCGCCACCCGCGCCGCTGTCATTGAAAAGTTAGTGAGCAGCGGTTTTGTGGAGCGCAAGGGAAAGCAGCTTACCCCCACAAAAGACGGGAATAACCTTGTGTGCATTTTGCCGGACAATCTCACTTCCCCGAAGCTGACCGCAGAATGGGAAAACAATCTGACGCAGATAGCAAAGGGAGCAGCCGACCCCGACGAATTTTTATCCGGCATTGAAGCTATGGCGCGGGAGCTTGTGAAATCCTATCCGTTCCTTTCCGACAGCGACAAGGAGCGTTTCAAAACGGAAAAGCCGGAAATCGGCAAATGCCCCCGCTGCGGTTCCCCCGTCCATGAGGGCAAGAAAAACTATTACTGCTCTGACCGGGACTGCGCTTTTGTCATGTGGAAGAATGACCGCTTTTTTGAGGACAGGAAAGTAACCTTTTCCCCGAAGATTGCCGCCGCACTTCTGAAATCCGGCAAAGTGAAAGTCAAAGGGCTGTACTCTCCCAAAACAGGCAAAACCTACGACGGAACGGTTGTTTTAGCCGATACGGGCGGGAAGTACGTCAACTATAAGATTGAGCTACCGAAGAAGAAATAACTTGAATAGCAAGCATAGGAAGCGGGTACCCACTTCCGTAAATCCTCCGTTTTCGTCTGACGACGATTGCGGGGGATTTTTCTTGTTGGGAAGTTTCCCAAACCCTCTACATTTTTTCAAAATCTTTGGCAGAACAGGCGGTGCGTTGTATTTAGGAGTGTAACCACCAACGCGCAGCGTTTACGCTGCCATTTCAGAAAGGAGCGAATACATGAGCGAACAATTTTCCATTCTTATCGACAGCCGCACCCGCTTTGAAACAAGCGAACCGGGCGGCGTGTGGCTTTCCATGCCGACCACAAAGGAGCAGCTTCACGAAGCTATGCAGCGTGTCGGTATTACTGCGGATAACCCGCAGGACTTTCTTATCAACGGTTTTATGAACACCGAGCAGCAGCCCTTTGACGTGCCGCTTCCCGTTATCCAGAGCGCGGGGCTTGACGAACTGAACTACTTAGGCAATCTGCTTTCCATGCAGCGCGACGAGGACAGGAACAAGTTTACGGCGGCGGTAACTCTTGGGGAACGCGCCGGAAATATCAAAGACCTTATCAACCTTGCACAAAACCTTGACTGTTACTGGCTTTATCCCACCGTACAGAACGAGGAAGATTACGGCTATTACCTTATCGACGAACTGGACGAATTAGAACTGTCCGAAGAAGCAAAAAAGTATTTCATGTATGAGGATTACGGGCGGGACGCTGCTATCAATGACGGAGGACGCTTTACCGAACAGGGCTATATCTACAACAACAAGAACACCTTTACGGAGTGGTACAACGGCAAGGAAAGCGACATACCGAGGGAATATAAGGTTATGAGCTTCCCGCAGCCGGAACGCCCCGACCCGTCAAAGGTAGAAATGGACGCAGCCGCGCCGGGACAGAAAACAGCACAGACCGCAGAGCAGCCGCAGGAGCCGCGCCCGGTTATCCCTATCGTGCTGACGAGCGAGAAGCCCGCAGAGAAATTGAAAGAGATTACCGACCGTCTGGAACAGGGCATAACGGAACTGTTTGAAAGCGAGCGTTACCGGGAATATCTGCGCGTCATGTCAAAATTCCATAATTACAGCATTAACAATACGCTGCTTATCGCCATGCAGAAGCCGGACGCTTCCCTTGTGGCGGGCTTTTCCGCATGGAAAAACAATTTTGGACGAAACGTGATGAAAGGGCAAAAGGGAATTAAAATCATTGCCCCGTCGCCTTACAAAGTCAAACAAGAAATGAAGAAAATCGACCCCCACACGCAGCAGCCGATTATTGGGAAAGACGGAAAGCCGGTTACGGAGGAAAAGGAAATCACGATACCCGCCTACAAGGTAGTGTCTGTCTTTGACGTGTCGCAGACCGAGGGGAAAGAGCTTCCCGACATTGCCGTTGATGAACTGACGGGCGACGTGGAGCGTTACAGGGATTTTTTCGCTGCCCTTGAAAAGACTTCCCCTGTTCCTATCGGATTTGAGCAGATACCCGGTAGCTCTCATGGCTACTACCATTTGGAGGACAAGCGCATTGCCATTCAAGAGGGAATGAGCGAACTGCAAACCTTGAAAACGGCGATACATGAAATCGCACACGCAAAGCTGCATGACATAGACTTAAATGCGCCGGAGAACGAACAGCAGCCCCGCGTTGACAGGCGCACCCGCGAAGTCGAAGCGTTATACTCAGCATTCCAAAATGTTAATCATTTTAAAGAATGCTGAGAAATAAGACGTTTTTCTACTAAAAGATGAGCATTATTCGTTAGCGCAATCCACAAAGTCTTGCCATTTCATCTTCGTTGCCCTCCCACATTGGTGCTTCATCAGATACAGGTGTTGGAACAGATTCCATTGCGTCTCTAAGCTGTTCAACAGATGGCTTTGCATAGTAGCTTTTTGTTGTATCAGTTCTGGCATGTCCTAACACTGTAGAAACCAGCTCAATGGCGATTCCATCCTGATAAAGATTTGTGGCTCTGGTTCGGCGGAACATGTGACAGTGAACCGAATCCGGAAGACTAACCCCTTTTTCACTGACCAGAGCTGCATATTTTTTTATAATCCGCTGGACATTTCCAACGGACATCCTGTCTGTTACACCTTTTATTGTTGTGGAAAATAAGTATGCTTCTTTGGAAGAATTACTGTGATATACACGTATATATTCCCTAAGGTGTTCGACTGCTTTAGCTGTTAATTGTATGGTTCTTTCTTTATTACCTTTGCCGGTTATGAAAATATTTGGATATTTTGATTCCATTGCGATATCACATAGGCGAATATTAAGCAGCTCACTGATTCTTACAGCTGTATCGTAGAGAAGAATCAAAATAGCACGGTCTCGTACACCGAATTTCGTATTCGGCGGTGCAGACAGTATTGCAGCAAGTGCATCATCGGACAGAATAGGTTTTTCCTTTTTAATGGTTTTGCATGGTGAGATCTGACTGATCGCCAGGGCAACTGACTGGACTGATATGTCCATATCCGAGGCATAGTTCAGATAGGCACGGATAGCCGCGACTCTTACATTTACAGTTGATGGCTGGCTGCCATTTGCAAGCAGATATTCTCTGAAATTATAAATACATTCTTTGGTACAATCAGAAAACTGAAAGGTGCTTATGGATTTACCTAATTCACCTACAAGGTAGTTTTTAAATATTGTAAGGGAATCTCTGTAGGATTCTGCTGTAGCCTGACTGCGTCCGACCTGCTTTACCAAATAAACATTTAGAAAGTTCCATGTGTGAGAAAAGAACAGCTGGTCAGTTGATATCTTTGCTGATTTATTCTTCATAGGGAATCACCTCCGGAATGACCTTTCCAGACACTGAATCTTTCTCTCGGATAGTATCAAATGCCTTTTCTACAAGATGATAGTAATAATACGTTTCATCAGGACTTTTGTGTCCAAGGTATCTGCTTAAATATGGGAGCATAGTGTTTGTATCAATTCCCTGATGCATCCACTCATTAAATCTCTCTACTACAAAAGCATGGCGTAAACAGTGGGGTGTCGGATGTTTATCAACTGTCCTGGCAACCGGAAGCATGGCCCAATGGCGGTTAAAACTTGATTCTACTCCAGAGCACGAAACAGGCTTATGTGGATCTTTTCCCGGAAAAGCCCAGTCAATTCCGGGGAAAAGCATTTCCTGACGTTCTTTATAGTTTTTAAGTACCGGAAGGCTATCCTGTGGAAGATATACAAGGCGATCTTTGTTACCCTTTGAGCCAAGGACAGTAAGGATTCCTTTATCCAGGTCTATGTGCTCCCATTTTAGCAATCGCCCTTCTGACAGACGCAGACCGCAGCAAAAATATAGGAGAAAAAGAATCTTGCACTCTCTATCGAGTCTAAATTGCTCTGAATTATGAGACGTGCGGATATCCATTTTCTGTAGCAGTTCCTTAACTTCCTCTTTTGATGGAATGTAAAGAACCGGACGGTAAGCCTTGCAGAAAAAATTAGGAATGTATGCTTCCTGACCAAGGGAAAGGATATATTCACTCAGCACCTTCACCATCGACATACGGCGATTATGATAGGCATCTCCTTCGCCCGGTCTGGCTTCTGACCATTTGGCTGCCATTTCATAGGTGACTGTTGTTAGTTCCGGATAATTCTGTACGCAAAAGGTATCAAAGCGTTTTAATAGCTTTTCTTCGGAATTATAGGCATATCCATCAGCACGTTTTTGCTGTATAAGTCCTTCGATATGATGTGCCAGACCGCTCTCAAAAATGTATGTCATGATAAAACACCTCCAAATTCCAGAGGGCAGAGCCTCATTTTATCTTCGTCACGTTCAAGATATACCTCTGCTGTTTCCTGACGTGCATGTCCGAGAGCATTGGAAATATCATCAAGTTTGTTGTCTGCCCGAAGCATTCTTGTGGCAAATGTTTTTCGTGTCATATGAAAGCCCTGACCAGCAGATAATTCAAATCCATATTCAGCAAGTATTCTTTTTAAAGCTCCACGGCACGCCGTTGTAACTTTAAGCGGAATATATGGTGCCTGATGGCGGATAAATATATAACCGTTGCCTGTGACAGCCGATTCCGGACGTCCATTCATGATGTATTTATATACTGAATTACCTACATCCGTTGGGACTGGAAGCGTTATTGCTTTGCTTGTTTTCTGCTGAATGAAGGAAACAGTTTTGTTTTTCCAGTCAAAATCATTTACCTGAAGCTTTAGGATGTCTGCTCCCCTGATACCCATTCGAAGTCCAAGCATGACCATGGCTGTGTCCCTGAGCTCCATGGGAGTAGAAGCTTTCTCACGATATTCATATATTTTCTCGACCATAGCATCGCTCAGAACATCAACTATGCTGCGATGAGGCGCACAGCTTGCAGATACTGCAAAAGCAAGTGTTGGTGAAATCAGATCCTGGTCAGCCATGTACCGTAGAAGCTGACGAAGCTTGGTTCCATATGCATTTTTACTTTCCGGGGTTGAGTGGACATCATGGTTATGAAATGCTTTAACCACATCGGGTGTTATGGAAACTGGATTATCTATTCCATTATCTTCAAGATATTTGAAGAAACTGCATCCGGCTGCCCTGCACATGGTAAGTGTCTTATTGGTCATTCCATCCCGCCTGCGGCTTTCTATGAAACCATCAAGGATGCTTTTGCTCCATGATGGAAGATGATCAGATGCACGCATCGGCTCAGCGATTATATTGGATTCCATTATGCCCTGGAGATACTTTTCAAACATTCTGATAGTGTGTGAACGATGAGTTGATCCGGAACTGCTGGCTTTGATCTGATTCGGGCAATCCGGGAGTATATCTATCCATGATGTCACAGTTTCTGCCGAGTGTTCCAGATGGTTAAGTTCCAGGAACATGAAATACCATGTGAAATCATTGCGATAAACAGCTTTTGATGATTTCATGTATTTCCAATCGTCCAAAGCGTCAAGATATTCATCAGCTTTAAGAGCGAGAGGTATACTCGGATGAAATGCGGTACCTGTTTTAGAAAGTCTCATCTCAAGCAGTATTTCAACGTTCTCACCAAAAAGAACCCGCTGGTAACACTCTGGCACATCACCTCTGCGGTGAAGATATTTCATAAGTGCTGTCATGGCACATACGGCGTTCTGACGTCTGGCAAGAGATTTACAGGATTTGCAGTAAGTATTCCAGTATTCGATAAGAGTATCTATGGTTATTGCTTCCGGCTCTGTAACTCCCAGGGAAGTAGCAAGCCTGAAGAACTCCTTGATGGCAACAGAATACGTATGGTAATAGCAGGGATTCTGTGTGGTCGCATAGTATTCTTCCAGCTCATATGTCAGGCGAAAAAAGGATTCCGATATTCCGCTCCGGCAGAAAAAACTGTCTTCTGAGCGGCAGAAAGAACTTTTGATATCTCCAAAGAGCAGGTAATGCTCGAGGCGGAACAGGGCATTTCTATATTGAGAACACGTCTCATAGGAAATTTCCCGTTTTTTAATCTCAAGCCAGTCCAGTGCGGCATCCATTGAAAAAGGAATGCCCTTATCCATCAGGTACTTGAAGAGTGTAGTATAACAGGTTCTGTGCATGTCTATATTTTTACATGCACTGTCTGGCTGTTTCATCATATTGAGAACTGATGAAATAGCATCTAAATAGTTTATTTGCATATCAAATGCGCTCCTTTCCGGCTTCCCATTCGAGGGGAAAACCTGATAATAGCGTATCTGATAATGCTCATCTTTTTTACAAGAAAGTGAGGATTTATGGAAAATAATTTAAAAGATCAATATTATAAAAACATGAGTATAACGCTTCAAATGGAAACATTAACATTTGAAGCGGAAAGTATTGCTTATATTGTATGTAGTCATTTTGGACTGGATACTTCGGAATATTCTTTTACTTATATTGCAAGCTGGTGTGAAAGTCAGAACATGAAAACACTGAAAGCGTCTATGGATACCATCCGAAAAACTTCAGCAGGAATTATTGAAAATATTGAAACAAAGATGCATGAGTTGGAAATGGAAAGACCAATCAGAGAAACATTCCATAGAGAGGATGTGATTCTGCATCTTTCAGGCAGCATGGGTTCAGAATATGCGTATGATCTGGTTGAGAACATGACAACAGAACAGTTGCAGGAGAATGTGATGGAATATGTCAGCCGGCTGGAGCAGAAAGAAATCTCAGTGGATGAGAAATCTTTGGAAGAATTTTTGGAGGACAGAGGTGCAGCAATCACAGTATTGTATGCAAGTGATGGAGTGGGAGAAAATTATCCGATTCACTTTTTTGATGTAGCGTATGATGCAGATACAGGCATTACTTATTTTTCAGAACTGACACCGAAAGAACAGGCAGAGATGCTGGTGGAAAAAGCGGAATTTCCGAGAACAATTTTTACAGAAGAAGAGAAAGCATTTGTAACGGAATACGCAGAAACCTTTCCCGGACAGGTAGAAAGACTGAATAATCTGGTCTGGGATATGCGGGAATCTTATGATGAAGCCGATGCAAACTTAGTACATGAAGTGATCCAGGCAGCAAGAGCAAATTTCCCAACCACAGAACTTCCAGAAGAAAGGGAAAGTACCATGCAGTATGCCCATAGACTGATTGAAGCTGCAGAAACCGCCAGCCATGAGAATTTTACGGAATCACAAAGAAATCTTATCGTAAATTTTGCTTATAAGATGGATGACCGGGACGAAGTTTTGGGACTGGTAAACCGTATGCTGACAGCGAATCGGGGTGACCGAAGTGAAGTTATGAGAAGCCTTGTGCATGAGACAGAGGCACAGATGGATAACTTTCCAGATGGAAGGATCGGTTTTACAGAAATGCACGAAGCAGGAATCCGACTGGAACACATGTATCCTCTTGAAAAAAACAGGGCAGTAGAATTGTATCGTGAAGGTGCAGAAGTTTTTATCTTACATGGAAATCCAGACAATCCAGAGCAGGCAGGACAGATTCTTGCAGAAACTGAAAATGCAATCCTGGGGCATGACGGTATCTTTGGTATTACGGAAACGGAATGGGAAGTACATAAAGAAAGAGAAGCAGCGATAGCCAGACAGGAAAAACTGGAACAGGATAGTGCAGAAAAGATTGATGAAACCTTACTTCTTCATGGAGAAAGCGGTCGTTTTGCAATCTATCAGATGGATACGGGTGGAGAGCATACTTATCAGTTTATGGGGGTTGAATCGGCTCAAAAATTAGGCTATAGCATTGATGGAAAAGACTACAGGATGGTGTATGCGGCTCCATGGACACCAACGATCACATTAGATGATATTTTTGAGAGATTTAATATCAACCGCCCAAACGATTTTCATGGACATTCCTTATCGGTAAGCGATGTCATAGTTATAAACCGGACGGCGGAAACAAAGGCTTATTATGTGGATTCTTTCGGCTTTGAGGAACTTCCGGACTTTGTACAGCAGAGAATGGAGATACTGGAAAATAATCATACCAGAGCCTACCCGCCAGTCTATAAAGGAACACTTGCTCAGGCAATGGAAGAACGGTATGTAGATGCTTATCTGGATTCCAGAAAGTTAAACATTGATTGTAAGAAAGCAATCGAGGAAGCAATCGCATTAAATTTTGATGGACTGCATTTAAAGGAAGATGCCGCAACACAAGTGCTGGAACAGTTTGGAGAAGAACGTATGACGTTTGTTATGGCAAATACGCTTCGGGAACTTTCTTATGATGGCAGATTTTCCAGACAGAACAAAGACTGGGCAGAGCATATCGAAATCCCGGAAAATATCAATCAGGGAAAGAATCTGAATCAGGATTATGTGATAGAAAGCCACCCGGCGGTGTTAGATGGATTTATTGATATGGCAAGGGCAGAGATCCGTATGCAGAAGATTGAACAGGCATTGGATGAAGCGGAAGTCACCATTACAGAAGATACCAGAGGATTTGAAGCAGATGGACATGCGGGAACCTGGCATACGGTGGATGAAAGAGAGTATGCAGGGGAGAAGTTCTTCTTCATGGAACATGATGAGTATGGTTCAGATGTGGCAGGGATTATCGTATCGGAACATGGTCAGCTTGTCGCAGAAGATCTCTGGAATGGGTATGATGCAGGAGCATTGGAAGCTATTTCAGAATATCTGCAGGAGAAAGGGATTTCTGTAGAGGAACTTATGCCGGAACTGGAACCGGATGAACTGGCATATAAGATTGATAATAGGTATTTTGCAATCCAGAGAACAGAGGAAGGCTATGATTATACCTTTTATGCTTTGGATTACGATGAGATTGACGGTGGTTCTTATGACAATCCTGATATTTCTATGCAGCAGGCAATGGAGGATATTCTGGAGGATGAAGATGTGTCCCTGGAAAATGCAGTTTCCGTTGATTATGAGGATTTAATGGCAGAAGTGGAAGAAGCAGGCGAACGGCAGATGCAGCTGGCACAGTTATTAAAGAATTGCCCTCCAAGTATTTTTGAGGACTATGACCGGGAAAGAGCAGTGGATACCTGTGAGGGAATTGCAATGCAGTTTACTAAGAGTAAAGGGTATCTGACTGTACAGGCAACAGAAGAAGGTTATTTTTATATTTTTTATGATTCTGATTTGCATGAAATTAATGAAAGTGATTACGATAATCCAGATATATCTATTCAGAAAGCTACTTATGAAATCTTAAAAAGTGAAAGAATGGATGATATGGAGTGCATCAAAGTAGACTATAAAGAATTTGAGGCAATGACCATCCAACATTCAAAGGATTTACTACAGGCAGGTGAGCTTCGTGCGACTTCTGAGATTGGAAGAGATGAAGTAGCATTAAATGGTCTGAGCAGGGCGGAAGTGGAACGGGGTGTCTTGTATCACGCACAGGGTATTCTGGAAGAAATGGGACTGGAAAATGAAGTAGAGCTGCTTGCTGCAAGGGTGCATGGTTCCAGAAGCAGAGAGGAACTTTACAGAGATGATTCTGACCTTGATGTAGTGCTTTCTTATCGTGGCAATATCCGGGAGGATAGTTTCTTTAATGAATTAAATGCTCATGGTATAGCAATGGCAGGTATTAAGGTGGACATCAATCCTATCGCAGAAGAAAGAATTACTCTAGCAGAGTATATGAGGGAGTCCGAAGCCTATCTTGATCAGCAGGAGATTAAAAAGCTGGCAGTGGATTTAGATAATTTCAGTTTTGAATATGACACTTACGAATATAAAGATACCGTTGAGAACAGGGAAGAACAGGTGGAGAAGATCACAGAGGACATTTTGAATAAGAAAACAGGGTGTTTAAAGGACTGGCTGGTTGAAGTATCGGAAGAATCTGATATAGACAGTGATGTGATAACTGCCCGTTCACTGCTTTCCCGTCTGGAAAAAGCAGAAACCCTTTCTATCTTTACCAGACAACCAGAACAGGAACAGCCAGAAGCTACGATTACTTTTTATGTAGCAGAGTGTATGGAGTTCCCGGTCATGGGGGAATACCATAATAATCTCACGCTGGAAGAAGCGATTAAAATTTATGAAAGTATTCCGGCAGAACGAATGCATGGAGGCAAAGGGATTGGCTTTGATCTGCAGGATGGGGATGAAGATTATTCTGGAGAATACGAACTGATGAGCTGGGATAGAGTAGACAGGGAACTGATAGATATGATTCCGCATTATAAGGAAAGCCCATTGGTACAGAAAGCAATCAATGATATGGAAAAATATCTTGCAGATAAAAAGAATAAGCAGGCAGAGATTACGGAAGAATTATCTGAAAAAACGTCAGGGAAAAACATAGATGTTGAAAAAAATGCAGAGAAGAAAGTAACAAGAGAACCAGGAAGCATTAAAAAATCTGTTCTGCAGTCTTTAAAAGATTATCAGGCAAGAGTAAAAGCACAGGAAAAAGCAAAAGAAAAAAACAATGAACATAAGAAGGGAGATATGGAATTATGATGGATCTGTCTATGAATTTTGATATGGAAGAATGTATCGTAACGGCAATGCTCGATCAGGGCAACCGAATTGATACGATGGAAGCAATCGACCGGGTCATACCATTTCTTGCAGGAGATTCGGAAATGATTATGCTGGTCTGCGAAACAATAAGAAAATTGTTCTGCATGAGCGATGAAGGCTATGAGGTTTTCCTCATGGATTTGGAAGAGTATAAAGAAGATTTAGAATTGATGGAGGAGAATGAAGCATGAACACAAGTCAGTGTGCAGTATATCAGGTGAAAGAAGCACCAGAGTATAGAAATGTTCGTTTTCGTTCCTATGCCAAATTAAAAAGTGAAGGAAAAGAGGTCAGGGCAGAAAATTATCAGCAAGTATATATTGGAAGAATCCAGCCGGGGGAAATTCCGGCGGATATAAAAACACGCTTGCAAAAACAGCGACCGAAGAACTTTAAAGGTCACTCCATCGGATGCAGTGATGTCATTGTCCTTACGGATGATGGAAAAACGACCGCCTACTATGTAGATAAAGATGGATTTATCATTGTTTCAGATTTCTTCCAGATGAAAAATTCTTCAGATACAAAGCTGGATGTTGACACAAAGGGATATACCATCGAAGGGAAAAAGGGAACATGGCAGGTCATTGATTACATTTTGATGAATGAGAGAAAATGGTACCTGATGGAACACGAAGAATACGGACCGAGAGCCGCCTATGTGGTTCTCAGTGATGATGGTGCTGTTGTTATGAACGATAATTATAATGGACTCGATGCAGAGGCAAGAGAGAAAATTCAGAGTTTCTTAAAACAGCAGGAAGAGAAAGAACAGAAAACACCGCCACAGCAACAAACGTCAACACCAATCGGACAGGAACAGCCACCGCAACAGAAGAGAAAAGAACCAGAGCTGGCAAATTGGCAGAAGGTCATGGATAACGGAGAATATCTCCGCAGTGCAGAGATGGCAGAAGAAGCCAACTACAACATGATCGATGGATTGATGAACAACGTCCGTAAGGTAAAAGACAAAGATAAACCAAGAGAATCCGTACTTGCCAAGCTCCGGCTCAACCAGAAGAAAGTTGCAAAGCAGGGGAAGAAACAGACGCAGCAAAAAGCGATGACGGAGGATATGGAGAGGAAGAAAAAATAGTATTTGACAGAGGTGGTCTTGCTACATATGTGGCAGGGCCATTTTTGTTGAAAAAGAGATGCAAGTGATTATAATAGAACGTGTATTATAAAAATGAAATTAAAAAATAACACACTGAGTTTCTGTGAAATGTAAAAATACTTTTATGGAGGGGATTGAGATGCTTTATTTCCGATTCAATGTAGATGCTTATGAAACGGTTACATATGAAGGAGAAAAGTCTGCTGAAGTTACATTGGGAGATATTGAAGATTGTGTTTTTGAAAAATTGCATAATGAAGTTGGAATTGATGGTATTGGCATGACATCGGCGCTATATGACATTATTGGAATTCCGATTAACGCATTTAGTGTAGACGATGAAAATATAAAAAATTGTGATAGTGCATTAAAATATATTCTTACAGAATTTGAAAGATTACCGATAGAAAAATTGAGCAATAGGTCGTTACGAGATTTAGGGATTAGGATAGAACTTTGCAAAAAAATTAGTAATAGTGAAGTTCAACAAATGATAAAAGGATATATGGAACAAAATAATCTTTCATATATTAAAGAGGATGTGTTGTGGAAGAATTTAAGTAGAGAACAAAAAATAGAAAAATTTTCTCGGTTTTTTTTAGAAATTTCTTCTGAAGGAAAAGAATTAATTATTGTTGATCCTTATTTACTCAAAGATGGAAGAGACGAATATTGTGATATGGTTTCTTCTGTAATTAATAATGCTAAAGCAGAATCTGTTATTATTATGACTGAAAATAGAAACTGTACAATACAAAGCTGTGATAAAATTAGGGAAAGAGTTAATTGTAGAATAGAAATTAGATATACTGATGATTTTCATGATAGATTCTGGATTTCAGGTCGAAAAAAAGGATTTTATACAGGAACATCGTTTAATGGAATTGGTAATAAAATTTCTCTCATTAATTTATTATCAGAAAATGATGTGGCTGAAATTGTGGAGGAGTTACACCAATATTCTCTTATCTAATTGTATTAATTCTGAAGATAAACTGTAAAAATTGTGATGAAAAATCATCAGAAATTCGATTGATATATATATGGTATCAGGTAAATATAATAGTAACAAAAGGCAACTTGAGTGTCTGTCAAGCGTTGAAGTAAGGTATTGTGCCAGAGCCTTTTTCATAGATTTTTTTGCATAAGAAAAATAGGAATCTTACAGATGGTTCAGAAAACGTATTATATGATAGGCTAAAAATATAAAAGTAATGATACATAAAGGGACTGCTCCACTTGAATATGAAACAGTACCCTTTTGAGGTGAAAGGGGCGAGGCTGATAGGGAGGATATACTTTATAAATCCTGCCCTTTTTCAATTTCCTGTCCACGCTCAGGCTTCTTCCCAAGAATCATATCAATATTCGCATCTACAGTCCTCAGTTCCCGTTCCTGATCACGATGGCTGTAAAAATCGGCTCGTTGTACTTCATGCAGTTCTGTGAGCCGGTCTTTTTCGGCGTAGAGGGATTTCATGGAAGGAAGTTTCTGCCCATTGGATTTTTCTTTCAGAACACGTAAAGCAGTTTCGTAAAGAGAGAGTTCCGCTTTATGCTCCTCATAAAATTTATTACGGTTGCGGCTTTTGCGATACTGGGCATAGAGGTCTTTGTAGGCAAGGTACTGTCCTGTAAAATGAATCTGTTCGTTGATATTTTTGAGTTGTTGTTCGGTATCTTTCATCTTTTTACGGGCAAAGCTGGTTTGGCTTTCTGCATTTGTAAGAGCAGCATTAAAATCTGCTCTGGTGTCATATCCATGTTCCTGTATATAGGCAACAGTCTGAGCCATCTGTTTCAGATTCGTCAGTTTTACTTTTTGAGCATAGGCTTCGCTCTGCTGTGCTTTGATACAGGTCTGTAAATCTATCACAAGCCGGAGATCCGATTTTATGAAAATGAATGGAACAGAAATCTGAGATGAATCGGAAGAAAGTGCCTGCTGTAAATTGGTAGCGGTATCCGAAACAGGTTGTTCCTGGACGTTCTTTTTTGAGAGAGATTTTGTATTTTCCATAAATGTTTTCATGAGAAAATCTTCTTCATATCTGGTTCCAAGATTTCTGCCAGTAACATATTTTTTACGGTCAGGGTGAAGGTAACTGTAACGTCCTCGACTAATTTTGAAAATAATACGATACTTTTCTTCAAGGATTTTTGAAAATTCTTCCGGAGATTTTGCGATACCTGCAGCATTGTCAATCGCATCTCGGAGAAATTGCTTCTCTGTCTGGTATTTCGTTTCTTTTGGGGTAATCCCATCTTCACGCATCTTCTGGTTGAACTTATCAAGTTTTTCCTGTCCCCGGCGTTGTGCCCAGTATTCTTTTTCTGTGATTTTTCTTTCAGCAGGAGTGAGCAAATCAACCTGATGCAATCCCTCTTTTTTGCACATATCCATAACTTCTTGTTTTAAATGGGCAAGGTAGGCTGTGCTTAGATGATGCTTATAGCCAGCTTTTGATTCACAGGCATATTCCATGAATGGTTCTTCTGGTACATCATATTTCCGGATACTGTTGATTACAATGTGGACATGGATGTTGCCACTTTCGTTGTGCCCATCTGTATGTGTACAGATTAAAGCCTGATGACCGGGAAAGTTTTTCTTTGCAAAAGTCAATCCAAGCTGCTGTGCCCGTTCACCGGTCAATCTACATTCATCCCGGTCTTTCGGGTCAAAACTGATAATGTAGTGATGAGACTTGATTTCGTTGAAGTTCTGATTTTTATGGTAATAGCTGTTCAGTTCCTGACATTCAGAAGCAAAAGTAAACGGATCACAGTTTAGTCCATCCAGATAATACTCATCTCGGAGAATCATGTGCCCGTTTTCATCCAGGACAGGTTTTTGAGTATATTCGTTGTGTTGAAAAATAAGATACCGTTCCGATTCTCCATAGTCTGCATTTTTACTTGCGATATGTTTAATCACTGCCACGAAAATCACCTGCCATCTTCATTACTTCATATTTCATTTCATAAATATCCCGGATACATTTCTTTATTTCCCCACGCATTTCTGCTGATATGATTCCACCTTGGTTAAAATATCGTGCAATCTGGTTGAGGTTGCTGCCAATCTTGCCAAATTCACCGATTAGTTTTTTTATTTCCGGAACATCAGCAACAAGTTCATATTTGATTGTTACCTGCTGATTGTCCAGAGCATTTCGTATAAATTCAGCCATGCTCATGTTGACGGCACTGGCTCGCTCCTGTAAAAGTTCGTACTCCGTATCGTTCATGCGAATATGGATGCTGTTACTTCGGACGGTCTGTTCGTCTTTTTTCGGTCTTGTCATATTCTTTTCCTTTCTGCTGTACGGTTCCGGATACAGGAAGAAATATTCACAGAAGTCTGTGATGACAAAGGATGAAAATTCATCCTGCTGTGACCATGTACATGGGAACCAATACGTCTGTTTTTGATAGTAGCCGAGGGTATGGGGAAACGGAATCCCCATCAAGTTGCAAGTGACCGATAAGCCTGTAAGGGTTATTGGGCTACGTTGCGAAACTTGCTCTAAGAGAGAAATCCCCTCACTAATAGTCAGTTTGAAGCTATGAAATGACGGTGAAAAATAAAAAAAGTTAAAAAAGTGCCGACCAAACACCCTCTGAAACTTGCAATTAGTAGAAGACAAAAAATGGAGGTTGGAAAATGACACAGAAAAGATTGCCAACAGCGGCTCAATTAAAGGAAATGGCACAGATAAATATTCATACTGTAGAGAAAGAATCCCTTGTATCGGCAGAAGGTGTGCAGATTCATACAGAACTTTCAGATAGGGAAAGACTGGAAGATTATATCAGGCAGATTAAAAATCCGTATTGTTATCTGTCAAATGGGGTGATAGTAAAGATTAGTTTTGCAGGCAGAGATACTTTGGAAGAATGTCTGAGCAGATGCATCATGTCAGAAAAAAAATTATAAAAATAAAAAAAGATGTGGCAAAGAACCAGAAGTTATGTTAATATGGATGTGGGTCAAAATTTAAAGAGTATTCAAAGAGCCATGAATTTTCTGGTTTACAGCTATAAGGCTAGTAGATTAGGAGGTTGATGGCTTTATGTATTTTAAAAGTCAAAATTCATATTTAGCTGCGGTATATTTGCGACTTTCCAGAGATGATGGAGATAAAGTGGAAAGTGACAGTATCCGCAATCAAAGAAGTCTGCTTCGTGACTTCGCAAATCAGCATAATGATATAACACTGGTCAAAGAGTATATTGACGATGGATATAGTGGTGCAAATTTTGAGCGTCCGGGTTTTCAGAAGATGCTTGAAGATGCAAAGGAACATAAGATTAACTGTATCATCGTAAAAGACCTTTCCAGACTGGGACGAAACTATATTGAAACAGGGCGGTATTTGGAAAAAATATTCCCGGTGCTTGGTATTCGCTTTATAGCAGTGAACGATCATTACGACAGTGCTGATACGGAGAACGATGCAGATCAAATCATAGTTCCTTTTAAGAATCTTATAAATGATGCTTATTGCAGGGACATCTCAATTAAAATCCGAAGTCAGTTTGATGTGAAAAGAAAGCGGGGACAGTTTATCAGTAACTATGCCTGCTATGGGTATAAAAAAGATCCGGACAATAAAAACCATCTGGTCATAGACGAGTATGCCGCAGAAATTGTGCGGACAATTTTTAATATGAAGCTGGATGGATTCAGCGCACAGAATATTGCGGCTGATTTGTCAGACATGGGTGTGTTGATACCAACCGAATACAAGCGTTCATGTGGAATCAATTATAACAATGGTTTCAGAGCAGGAAAGAATCCGAAGTGGGATGCCGGAACAGTTCTCAGAATTTTGAAAAATGAACTTTATACCGGAACGATGGTGCAGGGAAAGACGAGAAAGATTAACTACAAAGTCAAAGCGTGTCAGATGATAGAACCAGAGAACTGGATCAGAGTAGAAGGGACACATGAGCCAATCATTTCCAGAGAAGTTTTTGAAACTGTACAAAGGCTGATGGCATTAGATACAAGAACATCACCAGAGGAAGAAAGTATTTATGTGTTTTCGGGTCTGCTCCGATGTGGGGACTGTGGGCAAAACATGGTACGCCGGAGTGTAAAGAAAAAAGGAAAACGCTACTTCTATTACCATTGTTCAACTTATAAACGTGGAGAAGGATGCAGCTCGCATAATATCAGTGATATTAAATTGAAGAAGATAGTTCTGGAAGCAGTCAGAAATCAGATTGCATTGATTGTCAGAGCGGACAATATCCTTTCTCAGATTGAAGACATTCCTCAGCAGCAATTTGGAGTGAAGATGCTTGATACACAGATAAAAACGCTTTATAAAGAAATGCAGAAATATGAAGAACTAAAAAATAATCTTTATGAAGATATGACAGATGGAATCATTTCAAGGGAAGAATACCGGGATATTAAACAGACGTTTTCAAAAAAAATCGAGACGGCGAAAAACACAAGGCATGAGCTGGAAGAAAAGAGAAAAAGAATGCTGTCCAATGAAATGTGTACACAGCAATGGGTAGAAGAATTTAAGCAGTATCATAATATCGAATCTCTGAATCGGAAAGTAATAGCAATATTGATTGACAGAATTATTGTGTATGGCACTGATAGGATAGAAATTCATTTTAACTATGAAGATGAAATCGCAGAGTTTGTAGAGTGTGCAGCAATGCATGAGAATGAAACGGAAAGAAAGGCTGGGAGCTTATGAGATGTGCGAGTTATACGAGGATGGTTTCTTGTATGGAGAAGGGAGAAATTCCGAATGATATTATCAGTCAGCAGAATGAGAGAATACAGGAATATATAAAACAGAGAAAATGGAAGCTGGTAAAAAAATATTCTGACAGGAAAAAAGAAGAATTTGAAGAAACTGCATATCTTCAGATGAAGCAGGATGCTATGGGAAGACAGTTTGACTGCTTAGTGATAGATTCCATGTTTCGCTGTGGAAGAAATTCCAATGTAGCGGCAGAGCTTTTTAAAAGTATGTTTCTTCCGGCCGGATTACAGATTGCAGTAGTGGAAGATGATTTTTGTTCTTTGGATGTGACAGAGCAGGAAGCTGTTGAGTATCTGGACAGGAAAGCAAAAGAGTATAAAGATAAATTGGTAACAGAGGACATGAGAAAGTTCAATGAAACCAAGAAATATTATAAATATGGTTTTCGATATAAGGATGGGAAGATGGAACTTGAAATAGATCCGGAACCTGCAGAAATAGTAAGAAGAATCTTTCGTTTGTCAAGTGAGGGACAGTCTTGCTCAGAAATAGCTAAAATCCTTACCGAAGAAAAAATAGAATCCTCTGGAAATTATGTTAACAAGTTGTGGGGAAGAAAAATTAAAGATGAACATGCTGCATGGAAACGGGATCAGATAAAAAGAATCTTATATAACCGTCAGTATATCGGTGAGTGGGAACGGACGATAGATGGAAAGAAGCAAATGTTTTCCTGCCCAATGGTGGTGGATATGGAACTTTTTCAGAAAGCACAAAAATCACTTACTCACAGGAGCATTAATAAAAAAAATCTGGGTCTTGGGAAATTAAATCCGTTTTCCGGTAGAATTTTTGATAAAGAATCCGGCATACCGTTAAAATTATATCCACATCAGAGATTGAAGATCAGAGTATTTCGCTTGAGTTATCCAAAGCCGGCAGAAATATCTTATGAGAGAGGCAATATTCCTTTCGAGGAAGTGTATCAGGCTGTTTATGAAATTCTCGTAAATGAAAATCAGACTGCCAGAAAAATTGCAGGGATGATTGGAAGCCAGATATGGGAAGAAGAAAAGGTTAAAAAGATTCAGAAAGTAAAAGCATCTGCTCAAAAAGTTTTTCAGAAAATGCTTTCTGTAGAAGAAAAGAACCTGCCACTTTACAACCAGATGATAGCAGGAGAGATTTCAGAAGATGAATATGAGATGCAAAAAGAGATTAATGTGCAGGAATTTATGGAGTGCGATGAAAAACTGGAATTTTATCTGGAAGAAATCAAAAAGATAGAAAAGTGTTTCAGCAAAAATAATCCATGGATAGAAATGTTTTCTGAAATGGTGATTCCGGAAGAGATTACCAGACCAGATGTAAAGAGATGGATAGACCGGGTGGAATCTTTTCGATATGAAAAAATAGAGGTACGGTTTAAAAACCGGGAATGGAAAGAAATGTTACCTGAAGAATGGTTTGAGGAGGCATAAGATGGCACGAAAGAGCAGAAGAAATAATAACATTATTGAAAAGAAGCAGGAGATGATGACACCGGAAATCATAACAGGACCGCAGTTGGAGACAGGTGTCTATGCCAGACTTTCTGTAGAAAAAGATAATGAAGAAACGATACAGACACAGATAGAGATGCTTCATCAATATGTTGAAGAACATGGGGAATATCATCTGGTAGATACTTATGTAGATAATGGTTATACAGGAACAGATTTTGACAGACCAGGATTTATCAGAATGATGGAAGATGTGCGGACAGGAAAGATTCAGTGTATTATCGTAAAGGATTTGTCCCGCTTTGGAAGAAACTTTATAGAAACAGGCTATTATATAGAAACAATTTTTCCATGTTTGAATGTCAGGCTCATTTCTATTAATGATGAATTTGACAGCAGCAGGGAAGAAGATAGAAACAGCATCGTGATGCCAGTAAAAAATATGATTAATGAAATGTATGCGAAAGATGCTTCCAAGAAAAAAGTGCTGGCTTTTGAGATGCAAAGTAAAAGAGGGGATGCCACGATAGCAAGAAGCATATATGGATACATTGTTGATAAAAAGGAAAATCAGTTAAAAGTCAATCCAGAAACAGCTCCGATAGTGCGGGCGATTTTCAGATGGTATCAGATGGGACGAGGAACAGGAGCTATAGTAAAACGTTTAAAAATGCTTGATATTATGACACCTCATGCATATAAGGCAACCCATGAACTTGATATGGCTATACCAGATACAGATCGTTGGACAGGGGACAGAGTAAAAACAATTCTTGTGAATCAGGCATATATCGGTACAACTATTTATGGAAAAAGAAAAAGAGCAAAATACAGAAATATGCCGGAACATCACACAGACCCGAAAGACTGGGTTATCCATGAAAATACACATGAGTCGATCATTGCCAGACCAGATTTTGATGAAGTTCAGAGAATATGGAATCGGGCAAGTGAAAAATATAAAGAATCTGTGGAGCGTGGACTGGCGAGACAGATGGATATAGTAGATAGCTTTCCTCAGAAAGTCAAGTGCATGGAGTGTGGAATGACTATGACCTATATGCGTTATACCAACTTTGGTCAGTCCCATGGTATAAGAAAAGGTTTTTATTATTGTAAAGAATATGATGGAAAACCGGGATATTGCAGACAGAAAGTGCATGAAGATCTATTAAAGATTACAGTTATGGATCAGATCCATAACATGATACAGGCAATGTGTGACCGGAAAGTACTTCTTGAAAAAATGAAAGAAGGAAGTTATGACAAGGGTGAGCTGGTATCTTTGCGTGTGAGAATACAGAATATGCAATTTAAACTGATGAAAGCAGAGGAAACCAGTGCAACTTTATATGAAAATTTTGCAACAGGCTTGCTGGATGAACAGGAATACCAGATGTTACGGGAACATTATACGGAAGAAAAAGAAAAACTGGAAACTGGAATACGTGAAGCACAGACAAGGAAACGAGTTGTAGAAAAAAGTATAGAAGAATTTTTAGAAATAGAAAAGAATTTGGAAAAATATCTGGATGAGCGTTCGTTTAATCAAAAGATGATAGATGAACTGGTAGAAAAGATTTATGTCAGTTCAAAGGGAATGATTGAAATACAAATGAAATGCTCAGATGTATTCCAGAAGATAACGGAAATATTGGAGTGATGATTTATGAAGCTGGCATTTTATTTAAGACTGTCACTGGCAGATGGTGATCTTGGTAAAAATAATAAGGATGAGAGCAATAGTATTGAAAACCAGAGGTTGATTTTACAGAACTTTGTAGAATCTATGGATGAACTGGATGGGGACGTTACAGAATATGTCGATGATGGACATACTGGAACGAACTTTAACCGTCCGGCATTTCAGGCAATGGTGGAAGATGCAAAACGTGGGAAGATAGAGGTTATTCTTGTAAAAGATTTATCCAGAATCGGAAGAGATTATATTGGCGTGGGAGATTATCTGGAACAGATATTTCCAATCTTAGGTGTACGTGTGATTGCAGTCAATTCCCAATATGACAGTAATAACTATATTGGAAATACGATGGGTCTGGAGATGAGCATCAGTAACCTTATCAATACCTTATATAGCAGGGATTTGTCAAAAAAATTTAAAAGCTGCGTCCAGACAAAGTGGAAAAAAGGTATTTCTACTTATGGTCGTGTCCCATTTGGGTATAAAAAAGGAGAGGGACAACAGTGGGAAATAGACCCGGAACCTGCAAAGATCATACGGCTGGTCTTTGAACTGGCTTTGCAGGATTATAGCACATTAATGATTGCAAATGAATTAAATGAAAGAGGTATTCCGACACCGGGAAAGTTCCGAAAGCAGAGAAAAGAAAATATTGTCTGGAACAGAAAAGTAGCAGATGAAGAATGGCTGTGGGATGCAAGGATGGTTTGGATGACGTTGCGTAATTACACTTATACGGGTGCATTGGTGCAAGGAAAGACGAGCAATATCCGAGTAGGAAGCACTGAACGGCGAAGAACCAAAAAACATCAGCAATTTATTACAGAAAATCACCACAAGGGAATTGTGACACATGAAGAATTTGAAGATGCACAGAGCGTTATAGGAAAACAGAAAGAACGGGGGTTTGTCCAGGATTCTGGTTTCTCACTAAAAGGAAAAGTAACCTGTGGAAATTGCAAATTAAAAATGATGTATAACTATGGGGCAGTACCAGTTGTGTACTGTGCCCATACATCAGCAGCAGGAAAAATGTCTACCTGTGATAAGACTAGGCATAAGGTGAAAAAGATTGAGAGAATTGTATTAAATGCACTTCGCAGACAGTTAGAGATATTTAAACAGCTTGCAAAAAAACTGGAGGAAGAACAAAAAAATAAACAGACGGATCTGCCGGCAATACAAAAAGAAATGGCAAAACAACTGGAAACATTAAAAGAAGAACGGATACGCCAGTATGAAGCGTATGCGGAAGGAATGACAGACCAAGAATGCTATCTGAAAGTAAAAAAAGAGCTAAATCAAAAAATAGATAAAATACAGGAAAAATACAAGAGACTTCTGACGATCACAACAGAAGATGGAGAACTGATGAAAGAAATTCAGGTCGTAAAGCAGGAAGCGGAACAGGCAGAAGTATTTGATAAAATGACAAGACATATAGCAGAAACATTTATAGATGAAGTCATAATTTATGATGCTGAAAAAATAGAAATTAGGTTCCTGTTTGATGATCTGATTGCAGAAATGACAGAAAAAATTGAAAGAGAAGAAAAGGAGGATGTGGCAGTATGACAGCGGGTAATTTTATAAAAAAGGGAATCATGCCATTAATTCTGATGGGGATACTTACATGGCTTGGACAGTACATATATATGGAAAATGGCTGTGTGGACTGGTTGCGTTTTATATTAGTGTATGGTATCCCTGTTGGGATTCCATATATGTTTATCATTGTACCAACGAGATGGAGTTTGTCTGGAACGGTAGGAATGGCAGCTTTTTGTGTGATAATTGGGGCATTGTTTGGATTTGTGTTAGCGACAGTGATTGTAGTACGGGCAGTCTGGTATGTAACAATGTTTCCATTAAGCTGCTTGGTACGACATAGAGAAGGGAGAAATGGAATATGAGTACAGGAAAGAATATTAAAAAAGTACGCAAGTGGCGTGGCATAACACAGGAGGAACTTGGAAAAGCTCTTGGCATTGGAGAAGGAAGTGCAGGGACAAGAATGGCACAGTATGAAACTGGAAAGCGGACACCAAAAGGAGAAATGCTGGGAAAGATTGCAAGAGTGTTGTTTGTTAATCCGAAATGCCTGGCTGCCCCAAAAGGGTATAGTGAAGATGATATGATATATCGCCTGCTCATACTGGAAGATTATTTCCCGGAAATGAAACTGGAACGAAACGGCAGGACAGGCGAGGTCGTGATCAATCTACAGAATAAGAAAATCAATGAGTTCCTTTATCAGTGGGGAACAATCAGAGGAAAGAAAAAGCAGGGAATGATTTCCGAAGATGAATATATGCAGTGGAGATATTGTAGAGAACATGCGTAA